CGCTTCAAGGGTACCTACGGGCCGCCGCTCAACGTCGAGGACACCAACGAGACGTACATCCCGGTGGTCTTGAATTACCAGTTCCACGTGGACATTCAGTTCACGACTCAGGATCTGGCCTTGAGCATGGATATGTTCAAGAAGCGGGTATTGAAGCCCCAGATTGCCACCGTTGCCAACCGAATCGACTCAGATAGCGCGCAATATTACTACCTCAATACCGCCGCGCAGCTGGGCACCGTGGGGGTGAGTCCGAACAGCCTCAAGATCTTCACCGACGCCCGAGCTTATTTGGCGAACGAGGCCTGCCCGCGGGAAGGTGAGAAAAACGCGGTACTCGACCCCACTTCCATGTCTTCGATGGTCGCCACCGTCCAGGGCCTGTTTAATCCGCAGGCGAAGATCGGCGAGTATATCGAGACGGGCATGATCGCCCGCGAGTTCGCCGGCCTTGATTGGTGGGAGGATCAGAACATCCCGGTCTATACCACGGGTGCCCAGGGCGGCTCCCCGGTGCTGACGACTCCGGTCGCCGGCACGGCTTTCTTGACCTCCGGCTGGGCGCAGTCAGGCACCGTATCGACTCAAGGCTGGACCGCATCGACTGCGGTCGTCCAGGTGGGTGATGTGATCCAGTTCGCCGGTGTCTATCCGGTCAACCCGCAGAACCGCAACCAATACGGTAAGGCGCTGCGGCAGTTCGTCGTTCTGCCGCCGGGTGGCTTTGTAAGCCCGCCCAACGGCGCTGCGGCAACTACACTCACCTACGGCGCGGCGAGTCTCGCGGCAGGTACTTGGAACCCGGCAACGGGTGCCTATACGAGTTCCGGCACGGGCACGCTCACTCTGACGATTGGCGACTGCTGCATCTCGGGCGGCCAGTTCCAGAACGTGACGGTAGCGCCTGCATCGGGTGCGGTGATCACAGTGAATGGCGGCACGAGCTACGCCTCCACCGCAACCACTCAGTCTCTCGTGTTCCACAAGTACGCATATGCGCTTGCCTTTGCTGACTTGCCGCTCCCTCGCGGTGTGGAGTTCGCGGCCCGCGCTTATGACGATGAGGATGTCGGAATGTCCATTCGTGTTGTGTCGCAGTACACAATAAATAATGACAGCGAGCCTACTAGGGCGGATGTCTTGTACGGGCCAGCAAGCCTGTACAGAACACTCGGTCTACGGGTCTCGGGTTAAGGAGTAAGCCATGCCTAACGTAAATCCTGGTCCGGCTTCTACCTCGACCCCCTCGGCCACCAATGTCCTAGCTCCCGCGAGTCAGCCGAACTTCGGCAACCTGTACCAAGGGTCGAATGCGATGCGCCTGCTGGCCTTTCAGCAGGCGGTGAACATCTCGACCACGGGTGATAACGCCGTTCTGCCCCTCATTAACACGCAGCGTTTCAGTTTCTCGAACGCTGGCGCGGGTGCAGGGTGTATCGTGCTCGCCAACCCAGGCGCGTACGTCAATGGCGTATTTACTCCCGGCACCTCGGTTGCCTGCGTGTTTCAGCTCTGGTCCGGACCGAACGCCACGGGTACGAGCATTTGCGCATCGACCACGTCCACCATGACGGGTGCGACGGCGGCCTTGTCGATCCAGCAGGTCACTTCCACCGGCACGGGTTTCTACCTCGCCAGCAACTGGGGTGTCGGTCAGGTCAACGGTCAGGGCGGTGCTTCGAGCTACAATCTTTATTTCCACGTAACCACCGCCTCTGCGTCGACCGCAACACAGTTCGACCTGTACGTGTACGGAATGGATCTGACGTAACAAACGCCTAGTCCCCTGGGCACAACTGGGGCGCACGTGGCGCCCCGTTTTTTAGGAGCGAACAATGCCAGTCGGTGAGATGCAGGTAACTTATGGGAACGTCTCCGGTACCTTCCTATTAAAGACGACTCTGACCCCGGTTTCAGTCGCGGCGACTACGGCAGCTCAGCAGACCTTCACGGTGAACGGCCTGCAACTCGGGGATCAAGTTTCCGATGTGAGCTTACAGGCCGCTTGGACTGTTGCGGCGACCGTTGTCAATGCGTGGGTGAGTGCCAATAACACCCTCGCCGTGAGCTTCTACAATGGCACCGGTTCGCCGGTAACACCCCCCTCGGGAAGTTACTACATTGAGATCAATCGTCCAGACCTTCAGAACTTGCCTTCGGCCTGGCAGTAGTAATGGCGCAGACCTGGGCCTTTAATCCGCTCTATAAGAGGACCCAATTAGGCGGGGTCGCGCCCTTTGGAACTCTCGTCGCCTCGACTACGGTGGCAGCGACTACCTCGGCTGTCGCGGGTGTATTGCCGAATACCGGCACGAATCAGGTCCAAATCGCCAATACCACTGCCGGCTGGGCCTATGTGAACTTCGGCGTCGCGGGCAATGTCACGGCAGCGACCGTGGCCGCGAGCTATCCCGTCGCCCCTGGGGCTGTGGTTGTCGTGACCGTGGATGATGAGGTGAACGGCGTATCAGTGATCCTGGCGACCGGTACGACTGGAGCCAGCGTGATCTTTACCTGCGGCAATGGGCTCTAGCAATGATCAAATCGCCGGGGTATGCCTCTCCCGCCTCTCTAACCGGGGGGATTAGCCAGACCACGGTTGCGACGCCTGGCGCCACGCTGAGTACGACCGTCAGCTCAAACGTGACCTCCAAATCACTCACGGCAGGGACCTATCTGGTCTGGGGCATCGTTGACTTTGCACTTACGGGCGCAACAGCCACCGAATTCCGCGTCGGTGTATCGGCGACCTCAGCGACCCTCGCCGGACAGGCAGGCGGCTCAGGAATAGGCCCCGATCCCACGGCAATCCTGCCGATCACTCCAGCGATCACCACGGATATCTTGAATGATACCGCTGGACCGACCATTGTCACCCTCGCGGCGACCACGACCATTTATCTCGTTGCTCAGGCAACTTTCAGTGCAGGCACGGTGACGGCTTACGGCACGTTATCCGCGATCCTGATGTGATATGGGCGCCGTCACCTCGAGCGGCCTGGACTTAATCACCGGGGCACTTCGCAATCTCGGGGTCCTCGCAGGCGGCGAGCCAGCCGATGCGACCGATGCGGGCGACTCGCTCCAGACGCTAAACGATCTGCTCGAATCCCTATCGACCGATAAGGACTTCGTCTACTCGACCAATTACAACAAGCTCGCGTGGACCCCAGGGCAGACCGACTACACTATGGGGAACCCCACCCAGGGGACGTTCAATGGCAATGTGACGGCCGGAAGCCCCTTTATCACGGGTGTGACGGCAAGCTTGACGCTCACCACGGGCATGAATGCACAGGGCCTTGTGGTGGGTGGCACGCTGACCGATACCTCAGGCGCCATCCCCACGGGCACCTACATCATTGCGGGTTCGGCCAATACCGGCACGATCACGATGAGTGCCAATGCGACGGGCAGCTTCACAACCGATCAGATCACCTATACCGCGCCGGGTAACTTCGCCATTCCGCGGCCGCTGCGCATCCGGTCTGGATATACGCGCATTACCGCATCCGGCAATACGGGGCTGGATTACTGGTTCGATGTCTGTAGCTTCGATGACTATAACGAGATCGGCTACAAGGGCGTACCGGGTCCGTGGCCCTATGTCGTGGCTGTGCGGCCCGACTTCCCCTATGCACACCTATTCGTCTACCCCAACCCGCAGCAAGCGGGCGAGGTGCATTTCTACACCGATGTGATCTTGGCGGACTTGCAATCGACGACGAGTACATTCTCGCTGCCGCAGGGCTACAGCCGCGCGATAAAAAAACTCCTAGCGATAGAACTAGCCCCTGAGTACGGCAAGCAGCCGAGTCCGGAACTGCTGCGGCAGGCGTGGGAGGCGCGGCAGTTTATCAAGGCGCTAAACGCGAGTCCGGTTAAGAAACTCAGATTTGATAGCGCACTGATGGCCGGCTCGGGAAAAGACGCTTCCTTTATAATGCACGGCGGCTTCGGTAGTAACCTATGACGGTGGATTATCGCTATAGGAATCAAGGGGCCGACTGATGGTCCAGCTATCCGACAATCTCGGCAACGAGGTCTATAACGCCTATCCGATCGAGCTCGTCAATACCGGCGCGTATAACATGGATGCGACGGGCACGAACTTTAACAATGCCTGCATCATCTGGAATGCCAATTTTGCTCAGATATTCGCAGGCACGGGCACTGCGCCGCAGGTTATCAATGTCTCGACGGCGATCAATAACGGCCAGGGCGATAGCGCCTATACGGTATTCACCAAGTGCAATGCGAACTTCGGCTACATCTTCCCGTTGCTGCGCGGTGAACCGCTTCCCTATCCCATCAATGTCGGCAATGGCGCCTATAACGGCATCATTGGCTTAGGCGACCCCGGCGTACTCGCATGCATCAAGGTCAATGAAATGTTTGCGGCGTTTGGATGAGCCCCGCTAAGCGCTATGTCGTGGCACCGCAGGGGGGAGGCCCCCCGCTCCTGATCGCTACGAACTCGCCGCTGGTGTCGGGCGAGGTGGGCCTTGCGTATTCGCAGACGCTGCAGGGCACCGGCGGCGCACCCCCCTATTTCTGGTCCGTAGTCTCGGGCTTCTTCCCCACGGGGCTAAATCTATCCACGGGCGGCGTCGTATCGGGCACCCCGTCGGCCACGGGTTCAACGACCGTGGTGCTGCGGATCATGGATTCCAGGGGCACGCTGTCGCCAACCAAATCCTTTGGTATCACCGTCGTCGCCGCGGTCACGATCACGACTGGCGCGACGCTCCCGACGGCTACGCAAGGGCTGACCTATACGCAGACCCTGGCGGCCACGGGCGGGGTCACGCCCTATACCTGGTTGCTCCTCTCCCAGACCGGCAGCAATACTTGGTCCGTGTCTTCCAGCGGTACCATCAGCGGTACGCCTACGAGCTCGGAAACTGACTCACTCGATATCCAGGTAGTCGATGCGCTGGGGGGTATATCGACGCGCGTATTCAGCCTGACGGTGCAGAATAGCCTCTATATCACCACAACCTCACCCTTGAGCACTGCGACGCAGGGCAGCGCTTACAGTTTCACGATGGCTGCAGCGGGTGGCACGTCGCCCTATACATGGTCTCTAACTTCGCAGACGGGGTCTAACAGCTGGTCATTGTCGAGCGGCGGCGTGATCACGGGAACGCCTGCGAATGTAGAGACGGACAGTCTCGTGATCAAGGTCACGGATAGTGCCAGTGCGACCTTCAGCGGCACCTTCACGATTACGACTGCGGCGAAAATGAACTATCTTGGGATGAACCTTGCTCAGCCTGGGTACGGGGCGACTCAACAAGCGTTCTTAAATCTGGTGAAAGGCGCCAATGCCAATGGCACCAGCTACATGCCGCACGCCTGGGGCACGTTCTCATCCGTTGGGGGCACCTCAAGCACGGGCGAAGAGCCGTTCGTACAGATCGATGCCAATGGATATCCCACCTCGCTTACGGCAGGGAACAACTTCTCAGGGATGCAGGTGTTCACGTGTCTTGGGATTTGGATGAACTACAACACGGTCGATGGCAGCTCGCTCCCCTCGACCGTACCGGGGTACTATCCGTCCGGTTC